AGGTGCTTTTTATTTTACCCAAAACAACACCTTGCATAGGAACGTTCCAGTTTTCTAGAATTTTTGTTTTGCTTAGATGTGAAGTAAGGCTAGAAATAATTAATTCAATCAGAGCGTTAAACTGATCTGATTTGTTACCATACATAGCTTTAACCACGCACTGTCTAATAGATTGTCTAATTTTAAATTCACCCCCTTCACTAACAGCTACCACAGCGATAGTCAGTTTTTCTCCAGAGCCAATGATTGGCTCAAAATAAATTGGAGCCCAAATAGCTTTATAGGTTGGCGTTTTTGGCATTGTGAATAATAATTTATTACTATCTAATATGGATCTTGAATATTTAATTTATGATAGAGATTTGGATACCCAACATCAAGAGAACCGAAGCAGAAAACATCATTTTGGTCTAATAGTAATATGGGCTCAGGAATTGGTAAATTTATTAGTCTACCTAATATTGCGCAAATTAATTCTTTTAATATCTCAATGCCTTTTATATACTTCGCTACAACAGGATATTCTTCATTATCACAACAAGCGATACATCTGAAAGAACTATTTATGCCATCTTCGATAGGTTCCGAATCACTAATAATTCTTCCTACTTTTACCATATTGTCTGTCATCAAACATCATTCCTTACATTATTGATTTAAACTATTTAAAAATCGCCAAAGCAGTGAGTCATGTTTCCTTAATAACATCAATCACATTTCAAATGAACAATGAAATACTCGTCCGATTATTTGTATATTCTTCGCATCATCGACTTCATCTGGGTATTCCTCCGAGTTGTACGAAACAATTCTAATTTTTCCTGCTGGTAATAAATACAATCTTTTTAACCGACACAATCCATCTTGGCATATTGCATAAACATCGCCATCACGAATATCTTTTTGTAGTGTGTTTACAGCAACTGTTGCTCCATCTGGAATAACGGGCTCCATGCTATTTCCTTTAGCAGGAAAACAAACAACAAACTCTTTTTGTGCATTTTTTCTTCTAAAGAAAGATTTGCTAAATCTGAGCTTATAGCCGTTGTGATCTTCCATGCTTGAACAGCCATGTCCAGCTGCAAGTTCGATTGATTTAAAATATGGGACTTCAACTTCATCTTCATTCAACGGAGTTTTATCATCCCATTCATCCACTTCTCTTGTTGATAATTCGCTCATCGGCGTTCCATCTTTTTGTTGTTTAAGCGGAGCGCCTTCTCCTTTAGCTAACCATTCCACCGAAACACCTAAATAATCAGCGATCTTCAATAAATTTCTATTTGATTTGGTTTTACCTGTCATCAACTTCCATATTGTGGTCTGAGACATTCCAATCGCTTCTCCAAGCTTTGCTTGAGAAATCTTTTTTTCTTTCATTATTTTGGTTAATCGATCTGCTAATGTCATTTTTCAATCTCCTTTTTATTAAAACAAAATACAACCAAAGTTGTATAAAGTAAAACATCTTAAGTTGTTGACACTGGCAAAAACACAAGCTAATATTTTACAACATAAGTTGTTAACAAGAGGGTTTATGAAAAACAAAGCAATTGAGAAAGCTATTTTGCTTACTGGAAGTCAAAAAAAATTAGCTGATGCATGTGGTAAAACGCAAACCTCAGTTTGGAAATGGTTACATGGCTTATCTGAAATTAGCCTTGAGAACGCACTTTTAATCGAGAAAGTAACTAATGGAGCCGTTACCGCTTGTGATATCAAACCAGATATATCAAAAATTTTTCCACCTAGACAGAACAATGACGACAGAGGCGATAATGAACACATTAAATAACGAAAACACACATAGCCAATGCGCAAAAATGTTCAACCACTTGCAAAGTGGCAAAACGATTAATCCGTTACTAGCGCTAAATAAATATGATTGCTTTAGGCTTGGCGCGCCAATTTACGATTTAAAACAAATCGGATTTAGCATTGATAAACGAATGATTACAGCGAAAAACGGTAAGAAATACGCTGAATACTCAATGAGGGCCAATTAATGAATGCTGTTGAAACATTAAAATTAATAGGGCGTCCCAACGCTTATTATCCTCGATTAGCGAAACCTCTCGGGGGAGTTGGCCCTGCTGTTTTATTCTCACAATTATTTTATTGGCAAGATAAGGCAACGTCCAATTTAGGTGTGTATAAAACACGTGATGAACTTGAGGATGAAACAGGCTTAACACATAACGAGCAACGAACGGCAATAAAAAAGCTATGTGAAAAAGGTGTGTTAATTGTTACCGAAAAAAGATTAGAGCACAAAACGTTTTACAAAATTGATAACGAAAAAGTTAATCAAGTTTTGAGTGATTTCGCCAACGCTATAACTCAATCATCACGACAAATAAAAAATCGTCATCCCGATCTCTACAATGTAAATGCCGAGACGACTACAAAATCAAGTTCGTTATATCAAGAGAATACTACAAAGATTACTGCAGAAACTACTACAGAGAATACTACAGATATTATTGCGGATAAACCGCAAAACCCTAAACGGGCATGTCAGTTGCCTGATGAATTTAAACCGAACGAACATCATCGAGATATAGCGATAAATGAAAACGTCAATCTGGATAATGAGTTTGTGAAATTTAAGGATTATTGCTTGGCTAACGGTAAAAAATACATTGATTGGAATGCGGCGTTTAATAACTGGTTACGCAATGCAGGTAAATATCAAAAATTTAGCCAATCTAACAAACCTAAATTCATGACCCTTGCTGAACGAAATAGAGCCGTTCTAGAGAGCATGAGGAGTTAGTAATGGCAAAGATCACAGATGATTTTTTAGCAGTTATTGGCGGATTACTTGAGCTTTACGGGCAACAAGCAAGCACAACTAAAGTCAATATTTACTGGTCAACGCTTGGACAATATCCGATTAATTCATTAAAAGCAGCGGCAAACGCATGGGTAAGAAAAAGTCAATTTATGCCGAAGCCTGCGGATCTAATCAAACTAATGGGTGGTGCAAGCAATCATCTGTCACCAGATGAAGCATGGGCAATTGCAATACTGGCTAGTGATGAAACTAACACCGTTGTATGGACGGGTGAAATAGCAAAGGCATGGGCACAAGCGAAAATTGTCTATCAAAATGGCGACAAAATTGGCGCAAGAAGAACGTTTATTGATACCTATGAACGGCTTGTTGATAAATCAATGATGCACGGGCGTACTGCTGAAGTATTTGTCTCATTAGGCAGTGATAAAGAAAAAAGAGTTGACGCTATAAATCATGCGGTTTTTACAGGGCTATTAACGCAAGATCGCGCTAATTATTATCTACCAAAACCAGAAAATACGTTCGCAATGCTTGAATGTAAAACCGAGCAGGGAGCATCAAGTAAAAGTCTGATGCATATTGCTAACATTAAACAGATGCTAAAAACAGCTAAAGCTTGTGCTACAAAGCATTAATCACTGTAAGTTAGGTTCTATCACATGTTAGATAACATAGCGTATGACTATGTTGTAGACCTGAAACAAGCGGTAGATTTGAAAAAACGGTAGCAAATATCGCTACGATTTTATGCGCTAAATGTCCACAAACAAGGCTTAGCGCATAATAACCACAAATCAGGAAATATCATTGAATAGAGGATGAATTGATTAAAAAAATAGGTATTAAAAAGATTGGATGAATAAAAGAGTATCGTGAATCCCAAAACACACGACAGAACAAACCAAACAGATAAAAGCTGAGTATAAAGCAAGATTAAAAAATGAAGGAGAAAATGATGAGAGATACGAAAGATATTTTAACCGCCTGGAAAAACACACGCATTTTAAAGCGCATAGGAACCGAATACCCCTCTAAGTCAGCAGGTATTGACGGCGCACCAATGGATTTTAATTACCGTCAGTATTTAACAGAAGATGAAGCGCAGATTGTTGATAATGCTGTTTTAAGGCTCAAAGCGGATAATATTGAATATTGGGCGGTATTAACCTCTTTTTATCTACGTGACATTTCATGCAGTAAGCAAGCAAAAATATTAGGTAAGCAAACAACAGAAATGACAAAAATATTATTAGCAGCAGAATGTTTTATACGGGGGCACATTATTGAATTATTCCCAAAAGTGGCGTAGATAACCATGATTATAAAAAGAGGTATTTTGGATTGTTAATTAAAATTTATTTAAAACAAAATGTTATGTCTGATATAATCTAATTGGTCGTTGAATAAGCGGTTTAGCAAAAGCGCTTAAAAATTGGTAGAAAATTTTAGTTAATTATTTTATTTATAAAACAAATAGTTATAATTAGAGTGTTCCCTGTATACACAGGGATAAACCCAACTCTTCAGCAATATCCGTATTTTTAATCGCGTGTTCCCTGTATACACAGGGATAAACCGCACTTCTAGTGAATTGCGCTCGATTTCTAGCGGTGTTCCCTGTATACACAGGGATAAACCGTATCTACGCTAAATAATCAGCGCAGATATTTGGTGTTCCCTGTATACACAGGGATAAACCGCGTTAGCCCAAGAGATAGAAGCAGAAGTTATCGTGTTCCCTGTATACACAGGGATAAACCGGGGTTGAGATCGAATGGACGGCTGGCACTCAAGTGTTCCCTGTATACACAAGGATATACCAGTGCTTTTAGAAGCAATGAGTGAACTTCGCCCTAAAATGGACAAATGCCATGCCAGTTAAATATAAGTATGCCAGGTTATTACCAAACGTGGGCTCAAATTAAATGGGCTATTTAGTTATATCAAAACATCTGATTAGCGATATAAAGTACGTTTAGGTGTAGCTTAGTGTACGATATCAGGAACAAAGGCTATGATATAACAGAAAAACGGCAAATCGGGCATGATAAAAGTCACTCAGAAAACCCATTGATTTTATTGAGGTTTTTAAGTGATAGTGAAAGGTAACATTAATGCTTTTACCACAAAACTACCTTATTTTAACTCTATGCCTAAAATTATTCATACACTAGAAATGGAGCTACAAATTATAGTAATAAAAAAAGCGTGAAATATACAATAAAACACTTGACTGTTTAAACGTTTAAATATATGATATGTACATGATGCGGTTTTAAGCGCACAGAATTTAAGTCCGCTAAAATAGTTGGGCTTTTTTTGTTTCCATATGTAAGTCATTTTATGAGAGCACGAGCATATAGACGACATCAGGCTAAGCGATGTTTAGATAACAGAAAGCATGATTTTCATTCTGGCAATACTAGAAAATCGCTTAAAAAGCATGTAATAACACCGGTAGCCTGTTCTTGTTGGATGTGTGGTAATCCAAGAAAATATCATAAATCATTAACTTTACAAGAGCATCGCTCATTATTGAATTTAAAAGAAAGCCTCATTTAGAGGCTTTTTTACTATTTAAACAAAACTTTATAGATAAAACCTCATAGACAAAGCTTTACAGTATCAACCATAAATTAAACTTGCAAACTATCTAAGTTTTCACTTATTTACATTAATTAATGCAATCTTAACTACCTTGATTTTTTAAGATTTTATTGTTATAGTTAAGATCAAAAGCGAGGCTCTTCTCGCCTTTGATACTACTAAAAAGCTGGAAAACTTAAATAGGAGTAGAAGAACAATGATTAGTATTTTCATTTTTCTTCTCCTTATCCCAACTTAGATCGAGGGTTTACTTTCTCAAGTTTCTTGCTTGGTACTTATAGTTAATTGAGTGCGATGATTTTTAATTAGAACGCTCGATATTTTTATTTATTTTGGAGTTGTTTTTTAAACGGATTTATGAAAAAGTTTATCATCTCGCTTGTGCTTGTTTCTTTTTTTGCTAATTCAACACAAAATTTTAATACAGCAAAAAACCAATTAACTAAATTGTATAAATCAAACCCAAAACAAACTGAGTTTTATTGCGCTTGTGAATTTAGCTTTAACGATAAAAAAGGCGTTGTTGATTTTGGTAAATGTGGTTACAAACCCAGAAAAAATGAAGCTCGAGCCTCTCGCATAGAATGGGAACATGTCATGCCAGCTGAAAATTTTGGACACCATTTACAATGTTGGCGAGATGGTGGACGTAAGGCGTGTAAAAAAGATGCTACGTTTAATCTGATGGAAGGTGACATGCATAATCTACAACCTGCAATTGGCGAAGTTAACGGTGATCGTTCTAACTACCGATACTCGCAATTCACTAATCAATTTAATCAGTATGGACAATGTCAATCTGCAGTTGACTTTAAAGCTCGTCAATTTCAACCACGTGACGAGATTCGAGGCATAATTGCACGCACTCATTTTTATATGTCAGATAAATACAACATTAACTTATCGGATTCTGAGCGCAAATTAATGACAGCGTGGAATAAAATGTATCCGCCTGAACAATGGGAATGCAAGCGCAATCAACAAATTAAACAAATTCAGGGTAATGATAATAAGTTCATTACTGAACGATGTGCGCAATGAAAAAGGTAATCGCATTCTTTTTAATTATTTTTTGGTCAACAATCGTCGATGCTCGGGTAAGATATGTATCACATTTCCACAGCTCAAAAAATGGGCATATCAGCCCTACGGCTGAGCGAGTGTTTGATTTTATTTTTTGGTTAGTAGTTATCTTTTTTGCTTTTTTTGTTTTTATTAATATTGTTGTTGCTAAAGATGAGTATAAAAAATTAAAAGCTGAGCAAGAGGAAAAGAATAAAAAAGAAGTTCCTTTAATTGAAAATAAAAAATCAGTAAATAAAGAAATAAAGAAAATTGAAGTATATAAACTAAAGAAATTCAAAAAGAAACGAATAAATAAGAAAAAATAAAGCCGCTTAACTGTGGTTTTTTTATGTCCAAATTTTGAGTTATTTACTCAATACCAAAAAACAGTCCCCCTCATAACCTCTACACTTCTAGTCAAGTAGCAGTAATTCTGCTTAATGCTGAGATTTGATACGTTTGGGGGCATCCACAGAATCGACAGCAAAGCTAGACACGCACACAACTCAATATAGCTAGTACGCTGTCACCTTATTAACTCACATAAAGATATTTTAACATGGAAAGATACTCATCACCGATATCTTATTTCTGGGGCGCTATATGCACGCTTTTAGGCGCACTTAGCTTAAATGATATTGCCATTATTGTAGGTATTATCTTATCAATAGCGACATTTATTATTAATTGGCTGTATAAGCGCCGAGATTTTTATCATAAAAAAAACTTGAGAGAGCAATATTATGCGAAATACCACAAAAATAGCGACGAGTGCGATTTGTAGTGTTTCGGTAATAATCGGTATTGTTATTACCAACTACTCAGATGACATAAGAACAAGTCAATCGGGTCTGGAAATAATCGGTAACGCTGAATCTTGCGTACGAGAGCCTTATTATTGCCCAGCTAACATATTAACGGTAGGCATTGGCTCAACGGGTAATCATATTGAACAAAAAATTTATACTGATGATGAGATAGCAAAGCGTTGGGTCAATGACATAAAAACGGCTGAACAATGTGTTAATCGCTATGCTAAAGGCTTTCATCTTCCCCAGTCTGTTTTTGACGCTGTGACCTCAATTACCTTTAACGTTGGATGTACAAAAATGCGAACATCAACAATGTATAAGCATCTGAATAACGGTGATTATAAGGCGGCTTGTAATGAATTCCCAAGGTGGAATAAAGCAGGTGGTAAGGTTCTAAAAGGCTTAGTAATCAGACGAGAAAAGGAGAAGGCGTTATGTCTATCTTATGCTTCATTATCGCATCAATAATGGCGGTTAAAGGTGTTAACGGTTGGGGGTGGTTTTTATTTGTCTCGTTATTGTTGAGTGGTTCATCATGTTCAAAATATCAAAAGTAAATATATCATTGATTAGTATGTTGCTATTTGTTTGTTATTTCGCCTACAAATGTCGGCAAGATGAAAAGCTTGCAGTGGTGAGAGCAAATAAAGCTGAAGAAAAGTACGAAAAATAGCTACAAGATAACAATGAAGTAACAAAATAGAATCAAACATTATTGAGGCGATAAAAAATGGACAAGCTAAAACAGCGGTTTTACGTTATGATATCGATAATGGTTTTATCGAGTTGCGCGTCAAAGTCGAATCCGTCAAACGAGATAGTGTCACCGCCAGCAATACAGCTAGCAAAGCCTTACGACTTGCAAGAGCTTCTCAACAAGATTATTACCATCTCACTAGCGCAATCAGCTACAACAAAGCCATGATTGATGGTTGGCGAGAATACTATTGTAAAGAGATTGCACCCAAGAATAATACAGAGTTTATGTGCAAATAAACAGTAGATATGATAAACGGATGCAACTATACACATTGGCATAAAGCATGCTTAACATATCTAAAACGAAATTTTTTGTGTTATGCGTTTTATATAAAAAGATATGAACTACCTACAGCTAGATAATGCTGATAAAACAATTTATTCAATATAGATAGCTAAAAGCTGCAATTAACCGAGCGAAAAATTATCTCCACCATTTGTCTCGACATCGTAATGCTTGATATTGCTAGTTATTGTTATAGCAAATCAGGCTTCCATAAAGGATTACTCCGTTTAAAAATTTCATGATTGGTACATTAAAGAAAGAATCATCATGGCGTAAAAACACGTTAACTACAGATCTAGTCAACTCAATGAAGCAGGTTAAACAATGAAATTATCACATATCGTTCACACATTACGCCATTTTAGCCCTAGCTTTGCAGGTCGGGTTGGTGCTGCTGCTGCGTTTTCAGCTATTAAAGATACGGCACTTTTAAAATTACCTGCCGCTTATGTTGTTCCGCTTGATGATAGAGCACAAGACAACAAGTCACAAACAGATTATTGGCAAAATGTGACAGAAAGTTTTGGGGTTATTGTTGTATTAAAACCATTAGATGAACAAGGTCAACACGAAGCATATGACATTGTCGAAAACATAAAAACCGAACTTTGGCGAGCTTTACTCGGTCTTGAACCTTCTTCATCGCATAATCCAATTCAATATGATGGTGGCGGTTTACTGGATTTAGATCAGGGAAGACTTTTTTATCAATTCAATTTTAGTGCAGTGCGCGAAGTTGGTTTTGATAATACTCGTCAACACTTTGATTTAAATGCTATTGATAATCCAATTCCCGATCCTGATTGGCAATTCGATCCAAACGACCCAGATGCCATCAAACCTCCGCAGTATAACCCGTTAAACATTGGCAACTTCGATACTCTATCAGGAACGATTAATGAACTAGATTCGGGGGTAACGGTGAATTTTCAAAATAATAATATCTATGAGGGCAATAATGATAATTAAACCTATCAATAACAAACAGGTATATGACCCAGATAACGGGGATTATTTACCTAAAGGCGGTCGTCATGTTGAGTTTAACCAATACTGGGCTAGACGACTGGCAAATAATGATGTTGAAGAAACAACCAACATCAAATTAAAACAAAAAAAGGGTAACTAAAAATGACAATTAGTTTTAACAATATTCCTAACAATATAAAAGTTCCATTATTTTATGCGGAAGTGGATTCGTCTGCGGCTAATACAATTCAAGATAGCGGTGCTTCATTAATTATTGCTTATCCATTAGCTGATAGCAGTATTGAACGTAATAAGCTCATTATTATGCCGTCTGCAGATCAAGCTAAAAAACTCGCAGGACAAGGTAGCCAATTATCTAGAATGGTTGAATCCTATCGAAACACCGATAATTTTGGTGAGTTATGGGTGATTGCTGTTGACGAACCTGCATCTGGCTCAAACGCAACAGGCACTATTCAAATATCAGGCACCGCAGAAGAAACAGGGACATTAAGTTTATATATTGGTAACTGCAAAATTCAATCGCGCGTAACGATTTCGGATACTGCGGACAATATTGCCAATGCACTAAATAATGCAATTAATACCAATTCCAATTTACCTGTTACAGCAACTATTAGCAATAGCACTATCACGTTAACAGCCAAAAACAAAGGATTGAATGGCAATGATATCCCGCTATGCTTTAACTATTACGGCACAATCGGCGGAGAAGAAACACCTGACGGATTAAATATTGCAATCACGCAAATGCATGGCGGAACAGGTACTCCAGATTTAACGCCGGTTATTGCCGCGATGGGGGACAAACTCCTTGATTTTATCGCCTTTCCATTTAATGACTTAGCATCACTCGCAACATTCAACCAAGAAATGGATGACACAGTAGGGCGTTGGAGTTATGCGCGCCAATTGTATGGACATGCTTATACTGCTAAAAAAGGTGATTTATCCGAGCTTGTCGAATTTGGTGATAAATTAAATTACCAACATATTACCGTTGCAGGCTATGAAAAAAACATTCAGACAGGTATTGATGAATTAATTGCAATGCGAACAGCGCGGAATGCAATTTTTATTCGTAACGATCCTGCTCGACCAACACAAACGGGCTTATTAAACGGCGCGTTACCCGCACCAGATAGTGATCAGTTTACACTAACAGAACAACAATCTTTGCTAAGCCATGGTATTGCTACAGCTTATGTTTCTAGCGGAAATTTATTAATACAACGTGATATCACAACCTATCAACGTAATAGCTACGGCATTGCTGATAATAGCTATTTAGATAGTGAAACCTTGCATACGCTAGCGTATGTATTACGTAAATTACGCAGTGTGATCACATCTAAATACCCACGGCATAAACTAGCAAATGACGGCACGCGATTTGGTGCAGGGCAGGCAATTATCACCCCTTCCGTCGCTAAAGCGGAAATTAATGCAACATATCGACAATTAGAATTATTAGGTTTAGTTGAAAACTTTGATGTGTTCAAAAAGAACTTAATTGTTGAACGAAATGTCAACGATCCTAATCGATTAGATGTGTTATTCCCACCTGATCTCGTTAATCAATTACGCGTTTTTGCTGTGTTAGCACAGTTTAGATTGCAATATCCAGAGGAGAAAAACTAATGACACAACGACGTATTGCAGGAACAACTTATATTAAAGTTGATGCCAACCAACTATCATTAACAGGCGGTATTGAAGTCCCAATGAATACTAATGTAAAAGAAAGTATTTTGGGATTAGATAATAGCGTTCACTATAAAGAAACGTTCCGAGCTCCGTACATTAAAGGGACATTTAAAGTACCGAGTGATTTTCCAATCGACAAGTTAATGTCTAGCGATTCAATGACAGTTACCGCAGAACTTGCCAACGGTAAGGTTTACGTTTTATCTAATGCTTGGGTAGAAGGTGAAGTTAATCACAATGCCGAAGACGGTACAGCAGAAATCGAATTTCACGGTGAAGAAGGATTTTATCAATAATGAAAGAAATTAAACTATCACAGCCGATCATGGCACATGGCAATGAATTACATGTGCTGGAATTAAAAGAGCCTACCGTCAAAGATATCAAAAAATTGGGATTCCCATTTGATAGCCAAATGATTGGCGATCCTAAAAAAGTGGCTGATTACATCGTGGCATTAGGTAATGTTACACCAAGCTCGGTGGAACAACTTACACCCTATGATTTTCTAATGATTACGGGAGAAATTATGATGTTCTTTGGCCCAAAGGATCAAGTAAAGGAAGCAGAGACGCCATTGGAAGCGGAGCAAGCCCAATCATCACCATTGAATATCTTGTAAACCTTTGTTTTGAAGTTGCCAAGTACTGGCAACTTTCTCCTTTCTACATCATTGAAGAACGTTCACTATCCGAAGTCTTTGAACTCTGTGAACAAGCAAACCGCATAGAAAATAGCAAGGAATCAACATTATGACTAGCTTTAATTTAAAAGCTGCAAAGGAATATATCGATAAGCTACCGCCAAAATTAAATAATATAAAAGGCAAACTTGAAAAATTTCAAAAAAGTGTGCAAAACTCAAAGTTTGCCCAATTTGATCTAAAAGGTGCTGTAACTGGCCTTAATATTTCTGCGCCGTTTGTTAAAGGTGTGAAAGATGCAATAGCGTATGAAGAAGTTATGGCTGACATCAAAAAGGTTGTTGACTTTGATACGCCTGAGCAATTCAAACAAATGGGGCAAGATATTCGTGAAATGTCACTAACGTTACCAATGGCAGCTAAAGATATCGGCGCAATTGTTGCAGCAGGCGGACAAGCAGGTATCCCAAAAGAAGATTTAAAGCAATTTGCCGAAGATGCTGTAAAAATGGGTATAGCATTTGATAGCTCTGCGGAAGAAGCGAGTAGCACAATGGCAACATGGCGAACAGCTTTAAAGCTAACTCAAAATGAGGTTGTTGAATTATCTGATAAAATTAAATTGTTGAGCAATCCGCAAAATGCAAAAGTTAAAGATATTTCAGATGTAGTTACAAATGTAGTTACAGAAATTGGTTCGCTGGATAATATTTCTGGTAGCAGTGCTGACAAGTTAGTTGCATTAAGTTCAACAATTATTTCCGTTGGTACAAATACAGATCAAGCAGCTACGGGTATAAAAAACTTTATGTCGATGCTGGCATCAGGTGAGGCTGCGACTGAGAAACAACAAGAGGCATTACAACAGTTAGGCTTCACATCAACTGAAATAGCTAACATCATGCAGAAAGATGCCGAAGGAGCGATTACATCAGTACTTGAATCGCTAGGTAAAGTACCAAAAGATAGGCAATCTGCATTACTAGCAGATTTGTTTGGTAAAGAAAGTATTGCTGCAATTTCACCATTAGTTGATAATCTGGAACTATTAAAAACTAATTTTAAGCGTGTTGAGGATGCATCGCAATACGCTGGTTTGATGCAGGAACAGTATGAATTAAGATTAAATAACGTAGCCCAAAAATTACAAATTTTTAATAATGGTCTTAATAATATCAGTTTATCAATTGGTGAGGCATTATTACCAACATTTATCGAACTATTAAACCAAATGCAACCGTTAATCGTTTCATTTGGGCATTTTATTCAAGAAAATCCTGAACTCGTGAAAATGGCTGCGATGGCGATTGTGGGGTTAATTGGTCTTCGTGTTGCATGTGCAGGTGTGAATACTATTGTTGGTGTGCTAACAACCGGGATCGATATTTACAACGGTGTACTTAAAGCTAATAAATGGGTAACAAAGTCTCATGCGGCTATTCAATTAAAATTATCTAATGCATTTAAAAAGGTTCGAAATTCCTCAATAGCACTTAAAATAGTGACATTGGCTCATACAGGTGTTTTAAAAAGCATTACTTTAGCGACAAAATTATTTACTTTCTCGAAGATAGCATTATCTAATGCATTTAAAAAGGTTCGAAATTCCTCAATAGCACTTAGAATAGTGACATTGGCTCATACAGGCGTTTTAAAAAGCATTACTTTAGCGACAAAATTATTTACTTTCGCGCAGGTAGCATTATCTAATGCATTTAAAACGGTTCGAAATTCCTCAATAGCACTTAGAATAGTGACATTGGCTCATACAGGCGTTTTAAAAAGCATTACTTTAGCGACGAAATTATTTGCTTTCGCACAGATAGCATTATCCAATGCATTTAAAATTGTTCGAGTTACTTCAATTGCGCTTTTCACGGTCATGGCCATGAATCCAATTGGGCTAATCATGACAGGTATAGCTATTGCTGCAACATTAATCATCACATACTGGGATGATATAGTTAAGTTCTTTCAATGGCTATGGGGGGTGATAAAACCTTACGTTATGCCTATTATTGATTATTTTATAGCAGAATTTAAAGCAGGTGGTGAAAGCATCATAAATGGCTGGCAGAGGGTAAATGAGTTTTTTAGCGGATTGTGGGCGTCTATTGAGCCATATGTAATGCTGATTTTTGATATATTCATTGAACCCTTTAAAAATGCGGGTGAAGTTATACCAACGGTATGGGAAAGTGTTCAGAATTTCTTTAAAAACCTATGGGATAACGTTAAGTCTGGCATCCAACCGCTACTAGATGCTTGGGACTTTCTTTTCGGTGACAATGAAAAGAAAGTAAAAGTTACGGCTGATACAGCGAGTTTACCGAAAGAAATGACCAAACCAATGGTTACATGCTCCAATTATCAAACGCCTCAAATGCCAATTAATAACTTTTCAAATAATAATGCAAATCGAAATAGTAATGGTGAATTGGTTGTGAAGTTTGAAAATGCCCCGCAAGGGACTATCGTAAAACAAACTAAACAGGCATCGGGTTTTGATACTAAAGCCGATGTGGGTTGGAATCCATATGCATTAGGAGTCTATTGATGAACTTCATGAATTGGCTAAATGATTTATTACCAGCAAGTTTTCGAGGAGTGCCATTTCAAGTGAGTGGCACATCAGCTGAATTTGGTCGGCGTAATGAAACCCATGAATATCCGTTCCGAGATGTTCCTTATACGGAAGATCTAGGTCGTTCTGCGCGTAAAAATAAAATTGATGCGTTTGTTATTGGTGACGACCACAAAGAACAAGCTGAAAAACTGGTAGAAGCCATCGAGAAAGAAGGTGCAGGTACACTCATGCACCCCATATTTGGTGAATTGAATGTTAACATTACCGGCACGGCAACCGTTAGTAACTCGGTTGAAAACGGTCGAATGAGTGTTATTTCATTCTCTTTTGTTGAGGCGGGGGAATTAATCTTCCCCGATTCATCTATCGCAACAGATGATGTAGTTGATGAAAATGCAGATAATGTAGATCAAGCACTACTAGATGCATTTGAAGATTTTGATTTAATCGACGCGCCCGATTTTGTCTTGAGTAATATTCTTGATGAAACCGTGTCAATTTTAAATGACATAGCTGATGCTTATAATGCGATAACTCCCTATGTTAATGATGTGATTAAAATCCTAAATGGTGATTTATCACCCATTCTTGGTGCTAGGGGTTCATCCATTATTAATTCAATCAAAAATGTTTGGCAAAGCGCAACAACATTTTCCAATTCTGTAAATGATTTGGTAGCCAGAGTAAAGGTGTTTAACGGCGTATTATTTATAAAAAGCGTTTTGCCTAGCGCCATTTGGTCAACAGATAGCAAATCGACCCAAAAAAGAAAGAAAAATCAAAATCTAATCAATACCGCGATTCGCGTAACCGCACTAACCGAAGCCTCACGAATAATTGCGTCATTGCCAAAGCAAGTTGCAGATAAGAAAAAACGAGCATTTGTACCAGTAGCCTTAGAATCTATGAAAGGTAAAAAAGAAAATTCTTTTGCTCAAGGACAGCTATTACCCACTAGTCGTTCAACGGCTAATATAACAAGCAGATCAGAATCAACATCTGAAAAAAGTAATACCATTTCATTTGATGATTTGCTGGATATCAAAGATGCTATTAATGAATCGTTTGATAAAGAACTGTCAAGAACCGAGCATGATGGTTTGTACATTGCACTAGTAAAATTAAAAGCTGCAGTTAACCAAGATATCAATGCACGCTTAATCAAAATAGAAAAAACCATTGTTTATATGCCTAATGACGTATTGCCCGATTTAGTTTTAGCGCACTATCTCTATAACAATGCGACACGTTATGATGATATATCAATTCGCAACAACGTCCTTCATCCTGGTTTTGTGCCCGTTAAAGAACTGAGAGTACCCAAACCATGAGCGATAATAAAGTGTTGTTAAAAATTAATCACAAATACTTTGGCGGTTGGACTGATGTAAGTATTTCGGCGGGTATTGAACGACTAGCCCGTGATTTTAATGTCACTATTACTCGACAATGGCCATCATCAGGCGATGCTTCAGAAGCAAAAATTGATGTTAAAAATGGTGATTTAGTTGAAGTGTATATTGATGATGACGTGGTTTTAACGGGGTACGTTGAAGCATTGCCGATTCGATATGATGCGGGATCACTATCAATGGGTATTGTTGGCAGAAGTAAAACCGCAGATTGTATTGATTGTAGTGCAGTACCCAAACAATATAGCGGTAGTTCCACTATTCAAGTTATTCAAGATTTAGTTAAACCGTTTAAGCTAAACGTTATCAACCAAGGTAATGATGTTGGTGCTATTAGCATTCAAGCGGATCAAGGGGACACTGTTTTTGATGTCATTAGTAAAATAATGGGTATGCAACAAATTATTGTATTTGATGACGAGCAAGGGCAAGTAGTGATTGGTGATATCGGTTTCGATGAGGCAAAAACAGCCTTGGTTTTAGGAGCTAATATTTTGTCGGCGGATACTGGAAATAGTATCGAGGATCGATATTCCGATTATTTTGTCTCAGGGCAAAGCATCGGTGATGATGAAAACTTTGGTGAAGCAACGCTAGCATCCGTTAGCGCCACATCTAAAGATGAGGAAATTGTTCGTTATCGTCCATTAATCATAAAGCAGTCTGGCGACTCGAATAACGGTACTTGCCAAGAACGCTGTGAAATGGAAAAAGTGCTGAGAGCAAGCAAAACCAGAGAAGTCACTTACACCGTACAAGGTTGGCGTCAGGGGGACGGAACGTTATGGAAACCCAATCAAATGGTTGTCGTTAATGATCCGCTGCTGGGTTACGATAATGAAAAACTGGTTATTGCTGAAGTTAAATATAGCTTAAGCAGTCGTGGAACGTTATGCGAATTAAAAATAGGTCCAGTTGAAGCCTATTTGCCTGACAAGAAGAAAAAAGGTAAGTAACCAGATGGTGAGGTATTCTAATGCGTAAAGTTTTAAATAAAATAATGAACCTAGTTTCTCGTGGCTATATAACATTTAGTGATAGCAACAGCAAATGCCAAACGCTACAAATCAAAATGTCGGGCGGTGAACAAAAAAGTGATATTGAGCATATCGAGCCGTATGGGTTCACATCAAGGCCATTAGATGGCGCAGAAGCTGTTGCATTATTCTTAGATGGTGATAAATCGCATGGTGTGATTTTAACCACAGGTGACCGACGTTATCGTATTACATCGCTCAAAAAAGGCGAGGTTGCCATTTACACAGACGAGGGTGACGCTATTATTTTTAATCGTAATAACGAGATTAACGTAAAAACTAAAAAATTTATTGTTAACGCTGATGATGCAATTGAACTGAATACTAAAAATTTAGTTGTTAGCGCATCATCAAAAGCACAATTTAATACGCCATTATTCAAATCATCTGGAGAAATAGCAGATAAAACCAGCACTATTTCAAACATCAGAACCATTTATAATGGACATACACATAATGAAACAAGTACCGTAACACACAACCCAAATCAAAAAATGGGATAGCTTGTATAAACGTTTAATTCAAATAGGGCAAATTGCGCCTTTATTTTGTCAAAATAATACGCCATTTCAAACAGGGCACCTTTTGCTAGCACTCACAGGTGACCCGCCTGTTTTAATGCGTCGTTTTTAGATGCTAGTTTAGGTTGTAACATCCTCATTACCGCATAAGTTGAGCATAACATACCTTGTCGTGCTTGCTCATTTTTAGTATTACCAGATGATATTATTTGAATATTAGTGAGCTTATCTTTTTCGTCAATGTTTAACATGACGGCAAACGTGATATTACCTAATTGAAATTCTTGATAACCATTTGCACCATCATTGAATAAACGCAACTCATCTATTTTTATTTCTGCGCACTGTGGAAATGTTTTGAAGTATTTTTTTATGCCTTTATCAAACTGTTTAGCGGTTTATGGCAGTTCTTTTTACTCCGTACTTGCTGAACTTGCTAATAAAACTAAAGCTAACAAAAATAATTTTTTCATTTTTTATTCCTTATTCTGTGAGTTAGTAACATGTTTATAAACATTAATGACAAACTGATGTCAATGTCATCACATACAAAACCACTGTACCGAGCCTTAATCATTTCGCTATACACATGGCGACGCAAAAACACCAGTGATGATTCAAAACACCCCTTTGGTTGGTGGGGCGATTCATACCCTAGTATAGCAAATGACAAAATTGGGTCACGCCTTTATTTATTGGCTCGCTCAAAATTAACCAATCAAACTGCCAATTTTGCAAAAATTTATATAAAAGAGGCGGTGCAATGGATGATTGATGACGGGCTGGCATCACGTATTGATGTTTCAGTAAAGCGAACCGATTTAACCGTTTTAGTTGCTACTATCAATATTTACAAAAAAGATGGCAGCAATGAAGAATTTAGGTTTGACAATTTATGGAGTGATATTAATGTCTAGTGGATTTTCAAGACCAACCTTACCCGATTTAATCACAACGATACGCAATGATTTATATGCTCGACTAGCTGTTGATGATGAATTAATTTCACTGCGGCGCAACGATCCTGAAGTCTATGGGCGAGTTATCGCAGGGGCTACACATATGTTATTAGGCTATATTGAAAATATGGCTAAAAATATTTTACCCGATCAGGCTGACGAAAATTGGTTAATTCGGCATGGCAATATGAAACGCTGCTATAGAAAACAGCCAATTCCAGCAGCTGGCTATGTTCGATTTGATGAAATATCTGATGGAATAACTATCACAAAAGGTCAAAAAATCAGGCGCCAGATAGATCAGAGCCTGTATACAGTTACTGAAACAATAACATCTACAAATAACGTTTTAAGAGTGCCTGTTATTTGTGATGAGGTAGGCAAAAAAGGCAATTGTGATGATGGCACTAAAATGTCACTGATTACCCCTGTTACAGGTCTATCATCAACATGTTTTGCCGATTCAATAGAATCAGGTGCCGATATTGAAGATTTAGAGGCATTTAGAAAACGAGTTATCGACAGGTGGTATTACACGCCTCAAAGCGGAGCCGATCAAGATTATGTACAGTGGGCAAAAGAGGTTCATGGTGTTACACGAGCTTGGTGTTACCGCCATTGGGCGGGGGCGGGTAGCGTTGGCGTAATGGTGGCAAATAGCGATCCGGTTAACCCAATTTTAGATAGTACAACCATTGAAAATATAAAGAAACATATTGAACCTCTCGCACCGGTTGCTGGCGCCATGCTACTTGTTTTTTCGCCTACACTCAAACCCATTAATTTTAAAATTATGGTCACCCCTGATAATCCAGAAATTCGCTATCAAATAGAAGCCGAATTGAAGTCATTTTTATTAAGAGAAGGCAATCCACAAACAACGTTATTTAGGTCACGTATTAGCGAAGTGATAAGCGCATCATTTGGTGAATATGCCCATGACTTAGTTTACCCCGACAAAGATATTTTTATAGAAAAAAATCAAGTGGCTGCTTTTGGAGGGATTGAATGGATTTAGACAAACAATACCGAAATATGGTAGGGCACTTATTGCCCTATGGCCCTGCGTGGAATAAATCAGAGCCAATACTGCTATCACTGGCATTAACATTATCAAACACTCACGCTAGATTAGATGATTTAATGCAAGAGATTAACCCCAAGACGACGGCAGAGCTGATAGATAGATATGAGCAAATTTGCGGATTACCCGATAGCTGTTATCCATCTGAGTTTCAAACGCTAACAACACGGCGCAACCGTTTGGATTCAAAAATAAATTTGGTTGGTGGTATTAGTAAAGATTTTTTTCTACAAGTTCTAAAAGCCAACGGTTATACAGATGCCACGATTACAAACTATAACAATGATATATTTACTTGTGAATCAACATGTGACGATTATCTATATGATGAGGAGTGGCGTTTCTATTGGATTGTAAACATACCTCACAATTATCAAATCACAGACATGACTTGTAATGACGGATGCGATTCACCTTTGAGAATGTGGGGCGATAAGCAAATCGAATGCATAATTGATAAATTATGCCCATCACACACTTATGTAATTTTTAAATACGGAGTAACAAATGCATAGAATTGATACAGCCACTGCCCAAAAAGATAAGTTCGGGCAAGGAAAAAATGGTTTTACCCGAGGTAACCCACAAACGGGTACACCAGCCACTCAGCTAGACTATTTGTATTGCGATGCCATTCAAGAAGAAATTGCTAATGCGATTGAATCCGCAGGCATTAAACTTGATAAATCTAAGCATGACCAACTCGCCAGCGCTATTAAAGAATTTGTCAGAAAAGGTAAAGTACGACTTAGTTCAGCAACTAACAGCACATCAGAAACAGAAGCTGCGACGAGCTTAGCTGTGAAAAAAGTTAACGATTTAGCGGCGGGTGCGGTAAAAAAATCTGGTGACGAAATAACCGGTCAGTTGCGTTTTTCTCCAACATCTTATGGTATGAAATTTCTGCACGAAAATAGCAATGAACTTGTGATGCGACCTTCGGGAGATAGTTTTATATATGCGTTCTATAATGCTGAGTTAGATAAATGGACAAACAAATTACGGTACGTTAGTAGCAGCAACACTTGGCGTTTTGAAAATGTTGATGATGTAACAATTAACAATAAATCGGTGTTAAAAACGGGTGATTACGGTATTGGCTCATCCGTCGGTGCTATTGCTAATAATTTTGACGCACATCTTGACGGGGGTTTTTATCAATGTAGAACGGTAGATTTTCCCGATTTACAACTATCGGGTAATAGCACTGCAACATTATTAGCATATCCGAGCAGTAGCGCAACGTGGAAAATTGAACAATTATCAGTAGTTAACAGTAAAATACCGAGAGTTTACTATCGTTGCGATACTAAAGAAGGCAAAAAAAACTGGTACGAAGCAATTACAACAGCAAACGTTAATAGCTTTTTGCCTGTCGGTATCCCGCTACCGTGGCCACAAGATCGTCCGCCAGCCGGCTGGTTTGAATGCAATGGCGCGTCATTTGATGTAAATCAGTTTCCTAGACTAGCATCTGTTTTCCCGTGGGGTCGGCTGCCAGACTTGCGGGGTGAGTTTATACGTGGATGGGATAATGCCCGTGGTATTGACCCAGGCAGGCAAATCTTGAGCTGGCAGGGTGATGCCATTCGCAATATTCATGGTGAAATATCACCGATTTCTGAGACGTTTTCATCAGAGCCTATAGCAAATGGAGCGTTTAGATATTTTGAAAAAGATGCTGGTCATACCCCTATGCACGTCGATATTAGCAGTGCTGGAGGTGTTTTTTTTGATGCATCGCAAGTTGTACCGACTGCTAATGAAAACAGACCTAGAAACATCGCATTTATGTACATAGTTAAAGCTGAATAACAAATAAGAGGATTTACAATGAAATATCAATTACAACCAGAAATTGCAGTTTTAGATAAAAACGGATTAACAGAGAAAGCAGGTTATGCAGTTATTTACAATTTTGACGTGCTAACTGGGGAGTTCAAAAATGCAAGTTATCAGTATTTACAAGTTGGCGTCGGTGTGCCGGCTAACTCATGCATTGATGCACCGAAATCGGTGAAAGAAGATAAAGCGATTGTTCGTCAAGACAACAAATGGGTTTACCTTAATGATTACCGAGGCAAAAAAATCTACTCAACTACAACAGGCGTAGAATCAACAGTAACAGAAATTGGCGACATTCCTACAGATTACACACTGTTAAAACCAAATTCTGAGTTTGATTCTTGGAACGGTGAAGCATGGATATTAGATGAAAATAAACAGCATCAGCACCATGTAAATGTTGCAATAGCACAGAAAAAAAAGTTATTAAGCGAAGCTACTACGCAAATTGATTATCTACAAGATGCAATTGATACTGATATTGCAACTGATGAAGAAAAGGCGTTATACGCGGATTGGAAAAAATACCGAGCATTACTCAATCGCATTGATGTTGATACGGCGCCAGACACCAATTGGCCAGAAAAACCGCTGTAATAATTAACTGCTCTGGGTAATTGTATTTGTTTTTTTTGTGTATAAACAGTGCAATTATCTGGAATGCCTTTATTGACAAACGACATTACGCCAATTCTGACATTACTAGCGTTGTTGCATTATTTCACTATTATAAGCAAATCCCTCTAAATCGATATGAAGTAAGCTGAATTTAGTTTTTTAGATCTAAATTAGTTTTAGTGTCAAAAGATAATACATTAAAAATTATAAATTCTTTTGTTTAAAAGCAAATAAAGAATGTTTCATCTAAATACTAACAAGAGAACTTATTACAAATTTCATTTCTTATTAATTATTATAATTGTTATTTTTCATACCAAAATAAGATTATCTTTCTTGATTATCTATATGCTTAATGATTAATTTTATATTAATGAAAAAAACATTGGCATTTGATAATAGGGATAACAAATTGTGAACTAGCAATGTATTTGGATTCAGAATTAGACAGTAGTTAATTAGTAGTAATAGTTTATTAATTTACTTAATTATCTACACTAATTGCTTATAGATATAAAAAATAAAGCCTTGAGCTTTATTAAACGATTCCCAAAGATCAATCTATAAAAAATAGGAAAAGTTATTTTATTCGCTTATAAATGGATTCATTCAGAATAAAAATATTATAAAAGGTCAATTATAAATGAACATACTTTTAAAATGCAGACAAAAATATTATTGGTACTTTATATGGATACTTTTTTTCTTCTGTAGCGTTACTTCTAGCAAGTTAGTATTTGCGCAAGATGCGATATGTGCAGAAGTAAAAATAGTTATAGAACAAAAATTATCATTTGAACGGCAAGCATTTGATGCTCGAATGATAATTAATAATGGCCTAGAGGATTCGATACTAAAAAATATACGTATAGAATTGCTCTTTACTGATAGAAATAATCAACAAGTAGCGACAACTCAAAATGCTAATGATAACGATGCAAAGTTTTTTTATCGCATTAACTCATTATCTGGCATTAATAGTATTAATGGTGATGGTGAGATAAAAGCAAAGACTAAAGCTGAAGCTCATTGGTTAATTGTTCCTGCATATGGTGCGGCGCAATCTGATGATACATTATATTATATTGGAGCTAAAGTTACTTATACATTGAATGGACAAGAAGTAAGCGTAGAAGTTCCACCTGATTATGTTGTAATTAAACCTCAGCCGTTATTAACATTAGATTATTTTATACCAAGCGAAGTTTATGGGGATGATCCCTTTACGCCTGAAATTGAACCCTCTATTCCTTTTACATTAGGTGTACGTGTTAAGAATGAAGGTCATGGTACTTCTTATAAAACTGTCATCGATTCTGCACAACCTAAAATTGTTGAAAATAAACAAAATTTATTGATTGACTTCAATATTTTAGGTAGCTATATGGGGGATCATGCGGTCAACAAAAGTTTATTATTAGATTTTGGTGATATTGCTGGGCACTCATCTAAAGTTGGGCGTTGGGATATGATGACTAGCTTGCATGGTAAATTTGTGGAGTTTGATGCGACTTTTACCCATGCTGATACGTTAGGTGGCTCAGTAACATCTTTATTAAAAACAGTAAATACGCATACTTTGATTCATAATGTAAAAGTAGATTTACCCGATAGAGATAATATTACAGACTTTTTAGCATTAGATGGTGATGTAATTCGTGTATATGAATCCGAAGGATTCAACACAGATCTATCAGATCAATCACTTAATGCCACACTCACTACAGTTGGTAAAGAAACAAAACTCGTTTTTCCAAAAACGGAAGGGCAAGTTTATGTAAAAATAGCTGATCCAAGTTTCGGCAATCAAAAGATGAATAAGGTAATTCGTTCTGATGGCAAGGTATTACCTGCAGAAAATATTTGGCAATCCAAAATTCGTAACGATGATTTATCTTGGTCTTATTATATTCATTTATTTGATACTAATAGTACAGGAAGTTATACCTTATATGAGAGTGATATAAACGAAACAAAAGCAATAGTAGACACGTTTTTAGTAACAAAAGGTGCCAAATATTCACTTAATGAATTATTACCAGAAAACTATTATTTTGAAGCCAATAAGTCTTATATGATCGAATTTATTGGTAACATAGCTTCTCGTATTTGCTCAGGAAAGAATAATTTTGATGAAAATTCTAAAAAATGCAAAACGGATTTAAATAGGAATTATACTTTTGAGAAAGATGCTTTTAAGACAGATATTTTTATCCCTTCTAAGTCAGGTATCCTTCATGGAGATAGTCACTTCACAGGAAATATCTATCTACTAGCCAAACAAACAGAAACGATAAAAGTGATCGTAGTGCCTCTTGATATGGAAAATTCATTAACCAACACGGCCTCAATTATAAAAGGTTTTCGATATTCATTGAATGAATTATTACCTAAAAATTATAATTTCCAAGCGGATAAGTCTTATTTGGTTAAGTTTTCTGGCGTTGCAATGACTAGTCGTTATTGCCCAGGAAAGGCAAATTTTGATTTGGAAAGTAAGGTTTGTAAAGCAGAAGTAAGTAGAGATTATAGCTTTAAATCCGATATATTCATTCCGTTTAAATCAGGTATTCTTGGAAAAAATAATGAATTTACAGGTAATTTCTATATGTCTGCTACTAAGGATGGAAATATCAAAGTATATGTAACACCATTATAAAAATTATTTGATCATCCCTATCAATCTTAACCTATATAAGTAAAACATATACTTATATAGGTTGTGCTTATGTCGCTTGTTTTATAACAAATATCCAGATTTATATTCTATCTTAATAATAAATAAAAATTAATTGTGTTAAAACTTATTTAAATAACTTGAAAAGAATTTTAAAAATGTCAGTTTTTCATTCTAATTTGCTATATAGATTATTATTTTCTTGTACTGTTTTGTCTTTTTGTTGTCAGATTTCTGCAAATGAAATTAATAATTGTCAAGAAGATATCCAAAATTATAGAGATCTTTTTACTCATTTGCCTATTAATCAACATAAAGAATCATTAGATAAGACGTTTTGGTTAACCATTGAACAGGCGCGTAATTTATCAGATGATGTAGTATGGATAGATGTTAGATCGAACTTATTTAACTCAGATAATCAATTAGGTATTTTAACTATCCCGCTTAATCATTTAGAAAAAAAGGATTTTCTTTATGATAAAACAGTAGTATTAGTTGGAACAGGTTTTGAACAACAAACGATTAATCGAACAATCAATACGCTAAGGCAAAAAGGTTATAAGCATCTTTTTGCTTTATTAGGGGGGATTAGAACGTGGTCCAAGCTAAAAGAACAAAATTTACAGTTATCAAATATAATAACCCCTGAAGAATTTCTATTAGGCAGTAAAACTATTAACTGGCAGATCATTACAATTGGTTTAATGCCACAAGATATTGATACATTACCTGAAAAACCTATTAGAAATTTTAATTTATCAGAAGAATCTCATCTAGCTATAAAACATTTTTTTAAAAATAAAATTATTAACAATGATACCTTTATACAATATGTATTAATCCCCCCTAATGAACATATCACCAAATTATTAAAACGCAAATTAACGTTTCCTGATCCAAGCGAAGTTGTTTGGTTAGAAGGCGGTTTAGCTAGTTATCAACAATATGTGAAGCAACAGGCAAACTTAATTAATAATGCAGGCAAGAGTTTGTCTAAGCCTTGTAGGCTAACGCTATAATTTAATAAAAATTTCTAACTCTAATGGAGCAAAAAATGAAAGTTTATAAACGATGGAAAAACCTATCTTTAAAATTAAATATAAGGCCCTCAAAAAGACAATCAATAAAACAAAAAAATAAATATGCAATCCTTTTCTTTGTTTTGTCTATATTTGTTTATCATTCTAGTTATGCTGCTACAAATACAGGATTATATGGTGATGATAAATCTGCAGGTCCTTTTCCAATAGGATTTAGCTTTAACTATTATGGTAGCAATTTTGATAAATTTTATGTCACAACTAATGGTTTGATTCAATTTACTAACCCAACTACCTCCTACATTAATACTTGTCTTCCTACTTATAATAATACACTGTATGTGTTTTGGGATGATTTAAGAACCGATGTTTTAGGCCAGCCGACAGGGACTATTCAGTATGAAACTCAGGGTGAGGCACCTAATAGGAGGTTAATTGTTCAATGGACTAACCAGTATTACTTTGGTAGTAATCTTCCAATGGGAACATTTCAGGCTATTCTTTATGAAAACTCTAATCAAATTAAGTATCAATATCGTTATTTGATAGGCGAACGTAGCAAAGGTAGCAGTGCTACAATAGGTATCCAAGGCACAACCTCAAACTATACACAAATAGGTTGTAATACTGCAAATGTTATTAAACCAGAACAAGCGATTTTATTTACACCAAATAGTGATTTTAGTAAATATATTGTTGATCAAAATGCATCTTATAATTTTTTTGACATTTCAGGATTAACGTCAGATGCACCAATACCTGTTAACCGTTATAGCCATCAAGCGCCAAGCTGGTCATGGCAAAAAATTAGTCCACTCAATAGTTATGAAATTGATATTCAAGATCCATCTGGTAATACAGTGTATAGAGAAGTTGTTGGCGATGTAGGTCAATTTACATTTGTTAATGATTTGCAAAATGGTCAATCTTATCGAGCACGTATTAGAGGAAGTATTAATAATGGTGGAACATGGGAAATGTGGTCTCCTCTTTCAACTTTAGTGACTATTGATACGATAAAACCAGTGGTTAAGCTCAAACAATTTAATCGTATTAATAGTGATACAGTGAAAGTGATTTTTTCAACTTATGATAATTTAAGTGGTGTTAAATCTGGACATTTACAAATAGCAACTAACCAGCGCTTTGATACACCTCTCATTGATCAAGATATCCAAATTGATGCAAATAGCTACCAAATTTCGAATTTGCCAGTTAAAGATAATGAAGTATTATATGCGCGCTTAAATGTAACTGATAAAGCTGGTAATGAATCAGGTTATACAGAGCCTTTAGCTATCGGTGTTACAGCGCCAATATTAATTCAACCAGTCTCTAATTCCACGGTTAAAATATCAAATTTAAAGGTTCAAGGTAAAGCTGAGGAAGCTGGAAAAGTGCAGCTATATTTGAATGGGAGAATGGTTAATGATCCAGTTACAGTTGATAAAAATGGTTATTTTTATCAAGTTGTTGATCTTAAAGCCGAGGGGAATTATCAATTAACGGCGGTACTTAATAATGATTTTGGTATAAGTGAACACAGTAAACCTGTTTCAGTTAGTTTTAAACTACCGACACCAAAGGCAACCATTATAACACCAGCAGATAATCAAGTGATTTTTGCCCCTATGGATATCCAGATATCTGCAACAGATGAATTAGGAATTGATAAAGTTGAAGTTTACCTTGATGACCAATTATTTTCAACATTAACCAAATCTCCTTATCAAGTTCATTGGCCATTAACACAACAAAATAATGGTAAACATAAATTAACCGTTAAAGCGATTAATACCAGTGGTAAAGTTGTTACAATTGAACGTGAGGTAATGGTTAAAATGGAACCTCCTGCACCACCGCCGACAGCTTATACAGGGAAAGTTACCAATATCAATCCAAAAGTTAGCTATGGACTACAGCCTATTACAATTACAGGACAGGCGATTTATCGGAAGGATAATACTGTGGTTGCTAATGCACCAGTTAAGTTAGTATTAAAAGTTAATGGTTTTGAGCGGAAAATTGCCATTGCAACTGATGATAAAGGAAATTTCTCTTATACTTTTATGCCTCAAGAAAACGATGCAGGTATATATCAAGTAGCCATTATTCATCCTGATGAATTAATTATGACTTCACAAGCTAGTTTTGAAATTAATCGTATCGCCTTTAATTATCAAAATTATCATCTAAAAGCGGCACGTAACGTTGCAATGCCTATAAATATGGTAGCTAAAGCGAGTATTACTGCTAAAAATTTACGTTGGGTATTAACTGCAGATAATCAGCCAGATGGTATTTTGCCAAAAGGGATACAAATAAAATCTGAACCAATTGATATAAATAGTGGTGAAACTGAATTGACCATGATTAATTTCATTGCTGATGATACAGCAACCGAAAAAGGAAGTATTTATCTTGTCGCTTTAGCTGATGAATCAAATGATTTAATACGAGGTAAATTGAAAATTGATTATCAATTAGGACAAGCAATGCCGACCCTTTATGCGGTTCCAAATTATATTCAAACGGGTGTGCAACAGGGAACAATGGTGAGTACCAATATTCATTTAGGCAATAAAGGATTGGCTAAAGCAGAAAATGTTCAAATTGAACTTCTTGATGAAAGTGGTAATCCAGCGCCAAACTGGATATTTATTGCTACTGATAAAACAATTGAATCAATTGCTGTTGATGAACAACTACCTTTACAAATTGTTGCTCAACCAAATAACAAGGTAAGTGATGGTGTTTATCGTTTTAATCTTAAAATAGCAGAGAATAACAATATATTAGGATCAATTCCCGTCAGTATTTCAGTGACACAAAGTGGTCTGGGTATTGCACAATTTGATATTGCTGATATCTATACAGCAACATTGGATAAACAAGGTAATCCTATTGCAGGCGTAAAAGGTGCGACGATTAAGTTGCAAAATGAAGCTGTGCTTACTCAACAATATAGCATTATCTCTAATGAACAAGGGATCGCCTTATTAGAAAACCTCCCTACAGGAGTTTATCGCTATCGTGTGAGTGCACCAAACCATACGGATGTGTCAGGTCGCATTGTTATTCGCCCTAATACTACTATTAATGAACATATCTTTTTAGAGTACCAAAACATCAATATTGAATTTGGTACAACAGAAACAGCAATTAAAGATGTTTATGATATTGAGTTAAATGCAACTTTCAATACTTTGGTACCAGCACCTGTTGTTTTGATAGAACCTATGTCTATTAATTTAGCGGGTTTACAAATTGGTGAGGAAAAAGTGGGTGAGCTCACTATCACTAACTATGGTCTGATAGAGGCTAAAAATGTGGTATTAAATTTACCGAAAACTGATAATAAATTTAAGTATGAATTTTTTGGAGAAATACCTAATAGTCTCCTGCCTAAGGAAAAAAGAGTTATTGCTTATCGAGTCACCGCCCTTGATCCGAACCAAACTCAAAGCGTTAAACCAGAAGCAACGGTTGAAACAATGTTATTTAAAAGTAAAAATGCGGCTAGTAGCTGTTATTTAGCGCCTTATTTAGAGCTACATGACAGTATATGCGCTAATGGCGACATATCTAAAGGTAATAGCGGTGGTTATTTTTATCAATATGTAGGGCAATGTTCATTAGCAGATTTTAATTGGGACTGGGGTTCAGGTACTAATTCAGGTAGCGCTTTAGGCTCTCCTTTAGCCATGCCAATAGCACCAGGTTGTGCTCCAGAAGCTAGTTGTGCGAGTGCCGGTACGGCAAGCGGTGCTAGGTAATTTAAAAAATGAAAATTAGTGTGTCAAACAACACAAAGGATCGCAACATGATAATTAAAAATATAAACAAGTATATAGCAATCTTTATGGTGATGACAATAATGATTGCCTCATCATCTAAAATAGCGTATGCACAACTTTATAATGGTGATATACAAAAAATATCTGGTACAAGTGACGCTAGTGTTAAATTACCAAATACAGAATATACTGAAAGTACGATTGACCTAAGGGTCAAAGTACTTGGTGGCGAAGTTAAACTTAATCGAACTTGGATTAATGGTCGTTGGTATATAAATCCGGCTTGGGCTAATTTACGTTTTGTTCTTGATCCATTAGATGATAGTGTTAAAACCATTGATCGTGCAGGTACCATGTATCAACGTACTGGTAAGGAACAATTATATACCTATAAACACATATCTATTAAGAAAACAGATAGTGGGTGGCATTGGTTCGATCAACAAGGAAATTGGATTAATTTTGATGATAAAGGCCGAGTTTTAGAATATGGTGATATTAATAATGTAAAAGTTAGTTTTATCTTAGACAACGAAGGACGCCGTATTGCTATCAAAGATCATTTTGATGAACAGGTATATAGTTTTATTTATGATAATCAAGAACGTCTTATTAAAGTTAGTGATCGTGAAGGGCGAACTGTAAGTTATGAATGGTCGGGAAATAAACTGGTCAAGGTCACGGATGTTCTTGGTCATGTATGGCATTATGGGTACGATGCAAATGGACAACTAAACCAAAAAACTGATCCAGATAGTGGTGTAACTAAAATTGATTACACCGTATCAACTCCTGCACCGATAACCGCTATGATGAGTGGTAAAGACGGAGGGGTTATTTCAAAAAAAACAGTTGTGACAACTGGTTCTGATAATCGCGATACAAAATTAGCCCAAGTAGGTAAAATTACCGACAAAACTGGTGCTATAACAATTTTTAATAGTCAATATAATCGCGTTAATAAGCAATATACCATTACTGTTAATGATCCAGTAGGCAAAAAAACAGTTACCGTATTTGATGCCAAAGGTCGTGTTATTACCAGAACAGTAAATGATAGTATTACTGAATCTTATCAACGCGATAAAGCTAATCATTCGGCTAAGTATACTAATCAACGTGGATTAACAATAACCACGCAATATAATCAATCCGACTATCCAATAAAAATCACTTATCCTAATGGCGCCATAGAGCTTTATGAATACGATAAAGCCAATAATCCAATAAAAATAACGAATACCAAAGGCGATGTAATTAGCCTTCAGTACGATGCTTTTAATCATCCTATTAAAATTATATATGCGGTAGGTAAACCCGAACAACGCGTTATAAGCTTTCATTATGACTCCTATGGACAACAAATTTCCGCGACCATTAATGGCGGCAGTAAAACTATTAATTTACAGCGAACTTTTGACCGCTATGGAAATATAGCAACATATACTGATGGTAATGGCTATCAATCACAATACACTTATAATATTCAGGGACAAGTAAAAACAGTAAAAAACCCACTGCAGCAACTATGGCAATTTAACTACAATTTAGCGGGTTATCTTACAGAATCTATTGATCCACTCAATCATAGTGTATCTTTGTCGAACGATGGAATGGGGCGATTAATCAAAGTCGTCGATGCGTTGGGTAATAAAACCCAATATAGCTACAGCTTTAATCAGAACGGTTATGAAACAAAAGTCGTTGATGCGCTCAATCAAACCACTATTTATCAGTATGATAACTTATATCGCCTAATCAAAACCATTAGCCCAACGGGGTTAGTCACTCAACAAGTGTATAATACCAATGATAAACTCATACAGAAAGTAGATGTTGCAGGGAATATCTTAACTTATGAATATGGTGAAAAAGGTTCTAATTTAACGGGTTTATTAACTAAAGTTGTTTATCCTACCTTTACTGAGACATATAACTATAATGCCTTAGGACAAGTTACTAAAATTGAAAAACAATTAGATGATAATAGCTTATTAACTAACCACCGCATTTATGATCAATCAGGTTTAATGACCAGTGTTATTGATGCAGCGAATCGGGTCTCACAAACAGAATATAATGCCTTAGGGCAAACCGTAAAATCGATTAATGCTTTAGGTCATGAAACCCGTTATCTTCCAGATTTATTAGGCAATATAACGCAAGTCATCGACGCAAATGATAACCAATACACATTTGAATATGACAAAAATAATAATCTTATTAAAGAAACCAAGTCATTGGGGAATGAGATTGAGTATAGTTATAACCAAGCAAATCAATTAATCGAGAAAAAACAAATAAATGGCAACCGTATTCAATACCAATACGATGCGGCAGGAAATCTGATAAAACAAAGTTATATTGAAAAAGGTCAATCAACTTCAAGTCAGGTTGTCGCTTATAGCTATAATCAGGCTAATCAATTAATTGATATACTACAAACTGGTGACACCCATTCCCACTTTGTTTATCAGCGCGATAAACTTGGTCGAGTAACTCAAGAAACGATTACTTATGGCACAGGTGCAGATAGTATTACTAAGACTTTGCAGTACGCTTATGATAAAGAGGGGAATTTAGCTTCCATTAGCTATCCGGATAATAGCAAAGTAACCTATAGATATGATAAAAACCAACTAAAACAAGCAAAGCTAGTCAACGGTGAATTGATCTACTGGAGCGATTATCGCTGGTTTATGCCATCTAAAGTGACTTATCCTAATGCAACGCAAACTAAGCAGTATGATTCATTACAGCGCCCTTTACTAATAGGGTTAACGGCGAATCGCAAAACATTATTAAATCGTCAATATAGCTATGATAAGGTGGGTAATATAACTCGTATCGCAACAGAAAACGGGGAAAACAATTACCAATATGACTTATTAGATCAGCTTATCCTTGCTAAACCTAATATTGAACTACAAAAGAATGGACTCACTGTAGAGTCTTATAGCTACGATGCGATTGGTAATCGCATCGGTAGTGCGCAACAATTAGGCGAGTGGCAATACAATAAATTTAATCAGCTAATCAAATGGGGCGAAGGCGCTAGTCAAACCACCTTGACTTATACGCCTAATGGTCAGTTAGCTACTGAAGTGAGTGCAGATAAAAAATTAAGCTATCACTATAATGCAGCAGAGCGCCTTATCAGCGTTAACGATGAAACAACTGAACTGGCGACTTATCAATATGATCCTTTTGGTCGTCGTATCAGTAAAACCATTAATGGTGATATCACCTATTTTATTTATACTAATGAAGGTCTGATTGCTGAATTAGACCATCGTGGCCAGATGACGGTTGCCTATGGTTGGGCGCCTAATACCAAATCAGGAACTAGCCCATTGTGGCAGGCAAGTTTAACTGCAGCTAACCAGACACTACAAACTGCGTCTTACCATTATCTCATTACGGATCATTTAGGTACGCCACAGCTGGCCATTAACAATCAAGGCCAACAAACATGGAAAATGCACAGTGACGCTTTTGGTAATGCGGCATTAGATCCTAATAACCAAATTACTTTAAATTTACGTTTTCCTGGGCAATATTATGATAAAGAAACGGAACTTTCTTATAATTACTTTAGGGATTATAATCCTAAAATAGGGCGTTATATCCAAAGCGATCCAATAGGCTTAAATGGGGGAATTAACACCTATGTTTATGCAAATAATAATCCATTAACTTATATTGACCCAACAGGTGAGTATGGAATATATGGGATGTTAATAGGTGGAACCCTAAATTTAGGGATACAATTTGGCATGAATATGGCTATAACAGGAGATTGGAGGACATCCTTACGTTGTGTTAATATTGGGAAAGTTGCTGTTTCAGCAGGAATAGGTTATATTGGGCCTGGACTTTTGGGAAATATAGTACAAGGGAAACCAGGGCCGTTTGGGTTAAATCGGATAGAAAATACCATTATTTATGCTACAGGTACAGGACCAGTAGGGTATGTCTTTAAAAGGATAATGCCTAAAAAACTTAGATTTGGAAGTGATTGCGAATGTCAAGAGGTTGATGAAGTTAAGATAAAAGATATATTTTCATCTTTTATTATACATTAATT